AAAACGATGACTGGATTGATGACTTTCAACCACCGCCAGAAGTGGCTGATGCTATTACTAGAGTCAGAGCAATGGAAATTAGGCTTAAAGAAATCGAAGTTAAACTGTATATGGCTGGCATAAAGTAAGGAGAATACAATGGGATTTAAATTATCACGAAGGAGCCTTGATAGGCTCGAAGGTGTAGACGAGCGGATGGTTGCTGTTGTTAATCACGCAATCACTGCAACGAAAACAGACTTTGGCGTCATCCAAGGTATGCGAACGCTTGAGCAGCAAAAAGAGCTGGTTGCTAAAGGCGCAAGCCAAACCATGAAGTCCAAGCATTTAACAGGTCATGCTGTTGACCTGATGGCCTACATCAATGGTCGTGGATCATGGGAGCTCAACCTTTACGATGATCTGGCTGACGCGATGAAAGAAGGCGCAG